TAGCACAGTCATCACCAACCTACTGCCAAGCATTGGCATTCCAAGGATAAATTGCAAGCTCACAACCAGCATCCAAATGAGTCAAACCACTAATCGTGATTTGTAAAGACACTGGTTGATATACCGTGACCATATACATTGCAGATGCAGCTGTAGATGCATTTGAAATTAAATATGCTCCACCAGTAATAAAGAAATTATTTGAGGTAACAGTGGCCCCAGTAGGAACAGCAAATGTTAATGTAGTGGCCTCCGCACCAGTAGCATGTGCATAGAACATAATTCTATACGATCCAGCTGGTATGTCGGGCACAACCAATACATTGTTTACAGTTGTGGGAATAATTTGCAAGTTGCCACTATAATAGTTTCCAGTAATAGCAGATGAGAATGGTTGAGACGCAGATATTGGTGCTGAGACTTGTATTGCACCAGCAACAGCTGGCATTGTGTAAACACCTGGCTTATACAACTCAAATGTGTAATCAATAAACAACTCACCGAGTCGTCCAGAGTTTGCACCGTCACAAGCTACAAATATTTGACCTGCGGCAATGTTTTGAAGATTTTGAGCAGATGTTAATGATGTTCCAGTAGATGTTGTACCTGACAACCTATTTGTTAATAAATAGTTATTACCAGACATAACAAAACGCTGAATACCATCAGGATGGCAAACTGCGTCAGCTTCAGCCCAAGCACTAACTTTCAAACAATCTTCATACTCAAGCATAGCCAGCTTACTACTAGGAATTGGATTGTTAGGGTTGGTATCATAAACTATGATAACTGACCCACCAACACTAGTAGAAACAGTAGGCACGTACCTCAATCGAAGAGCGATCAAACGATGCTTCTCGAACCGGGAAGCAATCCCTGACAAAAAGGGAAAAGCAGCTGGGTCCCCAGGATTCAAAAAGGCATATTGATCACAGTTAAAAGTTGAACCAGTACTGGTAACATCACCAACAAATTCAGTATGACGCATAAGAACAGAATTCTTACCATTGACAGTGCGTCTTCCTCCCTGCACAATCATACCTTGAGCGGCAGGCGCCTTAACACGCCTCATCTTTGCAGTATTCTTGGAATTCTTTATCATCCTATGAAAAGCGTTTCCAACCTCAGATTTCACAGGAGCGCTTGGTGTAGGTAGTATTTTCGGAATCCTCACTTTAGGTGTGGAAGGAGGTGAGGGCTTATCCATAATTTTCAGTGCTGGAGCTGGTTTAGTGATGCCGTAACGTTTCTTCTCATCATCAATGAAACGTGACCAAGCTTTACGTCCATCAGCTGTAGCAACTGTCTTTGCAAAATTATAGATAACTTTCTCTGGTACCATGGTAAAAATATCTCGGATAGAAGTCTCAGGTGTTGTACCCATCAACTCTTTATAATCATGGGCAACACGATCCCACTTCTCACGAGAGATTCCAAAAATATCAGATACATGCATTATTCCGACGGCGCGGTGAAGGGTTGTGAGATTGCCAATCCCACAACCACCCTTTATTCGCCCATAACAATATGTATTTTAATGGGTGGCGAAGGGAAAACTCTACTAAAACGGCAACCCAACATCAACCAAAACCATTTGGTTGATGATTGGGTGATCCAACACTGACATCAAACTAACATCTTGGAAAAGTGATGTCAGAGAAGACCAGTCCTGTTCGTTAACACCGTAAATGACAGACAAAACGGATGGCAATAAGTCTGAAACCCACACAGTGCGTGGCATCATGGGCTTGTGCCCAACATATGGCACTATCTCATTCCCTTCAGTCAAGTGGGCTATACGCTCAAAGAAAGTTGACATAAACGGAACATGCGCAAATATTGCCTTATTAGCGTATGCCACACCGCGTAGCCAACCACGTGGGTTCACTTGATAACATGATGAAAATGAGAACTTAACTAACAAACGACCGATCTTAGGGGTCAATATATACCCATGGCTACTTGGCAACCATCGGGAGGAGAAAAATGAAACATGGGGATAAGTTGTGTGTAAAAGCTTGGCCTCAAAACCCAAACCAGCCAAGCATTTTATATATAATTCAGAGTCAAATGGCGTCTTGTGACTCAACACACCATCATCCCCACCAACCAACATTGAAATATTATCATATTGAATGTTGGCAGGATTAACATCCAAAGAGCGCCCAACAGACCAGCAATAGGCAAAAAGACTAACAGCTAAGTTAATCAAAGAATTGCCCAAGCTGGTATTTGGGTCGCCCGATTTTCGCGTGCCATCAACCTCATAGTAAATCCCATGAGATGTGATGCCACGTGTCTCCAATTGAGCCTCCAGGATCCGTTTTACATCTCTCGGAGGGTCAAACAAAGCATAAACCGACTGCTCAAATTCAAGAGCATAACGGCTTATAGTCTTGTCAAACCTGGAAAAATCAGTCTCTACAAAACTAGAATCAACCTTATCCTCAATCCAACTACCAAGCTCAAGTGCATCCATACCACAAGCAATTACAAAATTATCATGTGGTTTGACGACTGCCTTAAAAGCTTGTGTCAATGTGTATATCCACGGGCCCAACACCACATTGGCCAAATCAGACACACCTTGAATAACACGTGGATCCTTCAACTCTACATCAGATAAAAGTAATTCACGTTTTATAAAAGACTTCCGCAACGTACACCTATGCAAATCTGATTTAGACAACCCGTTTAACAGATAATAATCATAAGCACGTCTCTGCAGATTACGTCTAGACGGAGGAAATCGACGATTCCAATTCTCGAAACTGACGTCACCCATTACTTGTTTAATTTGATCAATTGGTAAAACAAGCTTATAAACTTGCTCCCACCACAAATTAAATTCTGACCAGAATACAAATTGTGGCTCGACACACGTACCAACGGCCCTATTAATAACTGCAGCATACTCATTCTCAAAAGAATCAGCATGTACCTGCGGTGTGTATCTATATACACTAGGCCCGTAACAGTACGGTCCTTTAGCACGATATTTACCAACAATAGAAGTAAAAGACACACGTGCACCATCTCGAATAGCGTTAATCTTATTCAGACATAGCCTAGCACGACTAAATAAGATATAGCGCAAACCATACATGACATCCACAACATGTTTCTGGATAACAGACACCAGCCACAATACACGTTGGTAAAGTCTAACAACGGCCCACTTAGAAGACGCTGGTCCAAATGCTCGATTTATTGCCAAATCCACTGCTTTCAACATAACAATGTCTAAAGCACATTGATTAAACCTCCAATTGCTATGTTGACGCACCATTTGCATTGCGTGATTTAACAATAGTGCAACATCAGAGGTATTCAATGAGATACACCGTAAAGTGAGCAATTGTACTAACGAAATTGGTATTGGATTTCCATCAACCAATACAAAACCATTGTCATCTTCACCAAACCCGGTGCTAAGAGGCATCAAATAAGTAACACCAGGATTTGGAAAAGTAGCTGGGAAATGGGTGGCCCGAAAAACCCATGTATCAGCAATTTGATGTCCCAATGTAGAGAATGACACTGAATCAAACCCATTTGTCACCCCACCCATGGAAAACCAAGACGTCACATCAGAATGCCGATACAACTCATTTGCACCTGCAGCTTGCATACAAATATCCGCTCCATCACGCCACCAATGGGCTTCACCATTGGCTAAGCGACCACCAAGACCTGGTGGAAAAAGGTGGACTACAACAGCCGCCACCTTATGACGACGCAAAAGCACAATAAAGTCAAACATAACAAAATAATAAACACTGTGAACAAACAACAAAGGCTCACGTGTTATGTGTGAACAATATTGCACCTTACAACGACAATTGGATATAATGTCTGTGTCACATTTGTCAAGCCGCGCCACATCTTGACCATGTAATACAGGGGCACAAACATGAATATCACTTCTACCATAAAAGTAGTGACGTGATATACTACCACCCACATCAACTATGCGACCCATATAGAGCGCATGTTCACGCAGATGAGCTATTGCCACACCTTCAGCGATGGCACGCTGACTATGTAGCAATGGATGGGCAGATTTACCACCGTATCCTGCCTTAACTTTGTACCCATCAACATCCAAAGGAACGTTGGGAAATTTGACTTGCAGTTGCA